TGTCGGCGTCCAGGTTAATGATGTTGGCGTTCAGGTCGATCAGCCCGCCCCATGCGTTGCTCCCCAGCGCGTTCAGGACAATCGAACTGCCACCCTTCGACTGGTTGAGCGACAACGAAGTGCGACGGTCATAGGCTGTCTCAAATCCAGGCCCGCCCGATCCCTCAATCCCGCTGTGCGCCGCCTCTAAGAGAACTGTCGCTGTCCCCGGCATGTTCAAGTCTGTGTCGCCGTACAGCGACGCGGCCAGGATATTGCGCGCGCTCTTGCCGTGACCAGGTTCAGCCGCCAGCCAACTCATAAAGTCGACCCGATTGGTCGAAGAATTTTCCCCGAAGCGAAAATCCATCGCGCTGCCTTCGTAGTAATATTTGATGCCTGGAAAGCCTGACCCCGCATAGCCCACCAGGTCGCCGTAAGGGTAGTAGAAGTTGCTGCGCGATACGATGTCAACCCCGTAGGAATCAATAAACAGACTCCCCCCACCCTCTTGAGAGATAGAGATTGCCGAATTGACAAGCTTTAGCTTTTCGGCCCCGCTTGCGCTTTCGTCCCATTGCAGATAGCCGCCCGCCACCGAATCGCCAATCAGGATGTCTCCGGGCGTGAGCGTCAGCCCGCCCCAGGAGACGCTACCCGACGCGCCGCCATGCACGCCCAGGACGCCGCGCCCCGCCCCATCCTTGACCCAGATGCCCGCGTCGTAAATCCGCACCCCTTGCGTGGGATCGACCAAGATTCCCTTGAAGCCCGCCCCAATCGCCAGGCCCAGATTGTTGCCCGCCGCAAAGCCCCAGGTGTCGGACGAAATCCCGGCGACCCCGTTCAGGTTGCCCATCCGCACGTAGTTGGTAAAGCCCGGTGCGGTCTGGGAACCGACGCTATAATTCGACGTCATGCTGCCCATCTGAATGAACGGCCCACCGTCCGGCGACAGCGCAGATAGGTGAATCCAACCTTGCCCCACTTGCCCCGCGCAGACACCTACCGACCCCGACTTGATCACCTGTCCAGGCGTCCCACCTGTGATATGCTGCAAATGCCACTCTTGCCACGCGACCCCATCACTCGTTGTCCCGCTAGACGTGAACGCATGGACGCGCATCCAGAAGCGACTGATGGTCAGGCCCGTCCCCCAATCAATAATGCGAAACAAGATCGCATCACCGACGGTAAAAAGATTCCCCGCAAACGCGGGCGAACTCTCGAAGACGACCTGGCGAAAACCGTTCACATCGGGCATGACCCAATCATTCAGAACGATCCCGAACGACTTCGACCAGTATTCTTGCCCCCGATCCACGCGTGTCTCATCCGCGACAAAGACCCTGGCGCGCAATTCATCGAACTTCGCGACCCCGGCAATGATGCCCCGATAATTCGACCCCACGTCCCACATACGCATACCGTTGATCCCGGTCGGCAAATCTGTCACGGTTTCTGTGCGTAGCTCTTGAGCATTGGGCAACAGGACATTCAGCGTGGGCGACAGATACAAATTGCCGCCAGGTGACAGATTCAGGTTCCAGCCGTTGGTCGTGATTGTTCGGTGCGCGCCGACAAAGTCTATGTCTGCATAGACCTGAAGGTCAGCGTTAAAGCGATGTTGGGCCTCCCAGATAAAGGCGTAATCTTCGTCGACGCGCAAAAAGTCGGCGTCGATCTCGATCCCTTCTTTGACGTTGACGCTCATGACCTTGCCAGCGGTGATGCCTAACCCGTTGCCCGCGACGCTATTGGCGATATTCAGCCCGCCCGAAGTCGACAGCCCCGACGACGCGGCCAATGCGACACTGACCTGCTGGCCCGACAGCCCGATAGCCGCCCCAGCGGTGACAGGCGCATGGTGCGCGCTAGGGTTGATAATGTGGGCGTCGTACAACGCCTTGAAGCCGCCCAGGTCAACCCCGTCAATCGTCATCCCTGGCGCAACGGTCAGGTTGCCTGTCAGTTGGCGCGATCCGTCGCTCTTGAGGAATTGAGGGGCTTGCGCGTCAGCCAGCAGCCCCGTATGGTGCGGGCTGTCAAGCGCGTGAGGCGACGGTGCGCCGCCTGTGATCTCAATCGTGCCGCCCCCGCCCCCACTGCCGCCGACTCCGGCGTTTCGCAGAATCTTCTCGATACGCGGCAACAGGTAAGGCCACACGCGCTTGGCGTCTGTGCTATATCGTTCAGTCACGTTACCCCTTTCTCCTGGTCAGCACAGCCCACGGATCAGGCGCGCCTTCGGTTCTAAGGTTCAGGCGTCCACTGGTTGCGTCGTATTCTGCTTCCTCGACCAGTAGCGCAATGCCTTCGCTGCCCGCGCCGACGCTGCCGCCCAGGCGCGGCAAGAACGGGACCGTCACATAGCGACCCACGATCAACTTACCCGGCTCGACAGCAGTTTTGCCCCCATAGCGCAAGACGCCATCTTCGCCCAGCACAAGATCGTTGGCTGTGCTTGCTTCGACTGGCCCGACCACCAGCGCGCGGTCTGTCCCCACTTGAGCAATCAGCCGCCGCCCGTCATTCATGCCCAGGTCGAGCATGTCTTGCACTTCCTCAAGTGCGGTACGGTCATCGTCGCGGTAAATGCGAACCCCGATCCCCGACGCCTCGCGAATGACGACTGTCCCCGTACTGCTAAACTCTGCCAACGTCGACGCCGCGTCGCGCAGTTTGGTCGTGCTAAACGCCTCACCCCAGATACGAAACGACATATCGGCGTTCGGATCGCGTGTAACCCAACTCGACCCATTGTGTATTTTCATGACGCCCGCCGAATAGCCTACGTCCTCATCCAGCCCCACTTGATAGTAGGCCGACAGACTGTTGACCCCCGACTGAATACGCAGCCAGTAGGTCGTGCCAGGGTTGAGGGTGTCATTGTTGCTCCAATCGATCTCGACCCAATCCGCTTCTTCTGGCACGTCGATAGCAGCGATACTGGACGCCTCTAGGACGCTTCCAGGCGATCCCCCGCTATCAGACATCAAGTCGACGTATAACGGCCCGCTGGGGACGCCCACGCGCCGTACGCGAATCGCCACGCCCGCCGCGTTCCAGGCCGATGTGCTGGGAATGGTGAATGACTGTGCGACCTGATAGGCCATGACCCCTTCGCCACGCGTTACCGTGATCGTCGGCCCCGCCGCTTGACTCGGAATCGGATCGCTCGAATTAAAGTCTGTCAATTCGATATGGCTTGCGCTATTGACTGCCTTGATGGTAAAGACCCCGTTCAGGTCAGGATTGGACGACCCCGCCAGCTTGATCACGTCGCCTACCTCGAAGACCCCGAACCCGTTAGCGGTGTCGGTGACGTCATCTGACCCTGGTGACGCCGACAGCGCACCGAACCCGATTGTCGTCGCGACGTATGCAGCCGACAGCGGTTGCTCTCCACCCCCGCCCCCAACATGCTCGACCAGGCCGCGCGGTTCCAGGTGATAGACAGAATCGAGTGCATCCCAATAGCCCGCACAGGAAAGTGACGCTCCTGCTTGGCTGTCGTTCCCAGACTCGACAATCGGTGTCGGGTGGGCCAGCCGTTCCAGTAGGCGATCCCGCACGCGTACCGCGTCGGCCTCTGTCGCTTCGTCTAGGGCATAGATCAACTCCCGTTTGCCGTAGCGGTTGACGCTGGCGTCATCTTGCGCCCAGGCTGTCAGGCGGCTCTCTGGCGCACCGTTGGGCAAGACACGCACATAGCGCACAGCGCAGCGATTGACCACCCCGTCAGCGGTCATGGAGACAGATGGCCCGCCCAGGTTGGCGTCGACCTGACGGATGTAGCCGACCCAGAGAATTGAACCGGTCGGGCCAATGATCTCGACACGATCTCCCGCCCAATTCAGTAAGTGACGCAGCGACTCAACAGGCCCAGCCACGTCGATCTCCGCAGCCCGAAAGCCCCCAATCGCTTTGGCCGACCAGCGTTTAGGCGTCAGCATCAGCCCGTCGGGGACGGGATCGTAAGCCCCTGAAAACAGGTCAGCGCGCCGCGCAATGCGTGCGGTAAACTGTTGCATAAAACCCCTCTCTAAAAGGTCAGGCGACGCGGCCGATAATAAGCCCGCGCGGTGTATTGTGTACCCGTCTGCATTGCAGTCTGACCCTGTATCAACATTCGGAAAAGTTGTGTGCGCCCAGGAAAGACGTGGAGCGGACTGCCGTAGCCGCGAAACCAGGGGTCGGTGCCTGTCCCCGCTGCATTGATCACGTAGACGTTGCCATCGATCCCGTCGTCGACCAGCGTTTCGCTTTCATAAAGGCGCGTCGACAGGTCGAGCGCGCGCAATCTGCGAAATGTACCGGGTCCCGCAGGGAAAAGCATCAGCCAATCCAGCGTCACGGTCTGGTCGCTTACTGCTTCAGTCGTGATCGAGAAACGCATCCCGGTCGAAGGCAGTTGCGGCAACCCGCCCGCCAGCAACGGGAACGCGCCCAGGTCCAGCAGAACGGCGCCATTGGCGCGTAGTTGCTCCCCGACCACAACGTCTAGATAGCCGCCATCGTCGAATTGCGTCTTACCCCGAATCAGCGTATCCACGGTGGGCTCCGTCCCCCAGACAACCAGGGCGCGCATATAGCGACGTCCCGCAGCCGTGAGCAACGCTGTCGGTAACGGGGTTGACCAGGTATAGGCAGTTTCGGCCCCCGCGACCAAATTCTTACTTGATGCCCATGTGCCGCTTGTTGCTTCTAGCGCGACGTCGACCTCGGGATCGCCTAGTAACGCATAGTTGCCCAGGTAGACCGATTGTGCGTAGCGGTCGTCGCCACTGGCATTGCGAATCGTGATCTTGACAGGCGCGGGAATTGTGCCGCTAATCTGCCCAGACGTTGCCTTGAACCAGTTGCCCGTCGACCCCGCCCCCGACGTATTGTGAATCGTGACGCCCCCTGTCGTCGCGGTGGTCGTGGCGCGTGACGTCAGCGCGATGGATCGCTCGGTGTTGTCTTCCCAGAAATAGCGACGGGTCAAGATCAGCGCGGCCTCCACATGCTTGCGCCAGATCTGGTCTGTCCCCCGCACCATGACCAGCTGTCCACTAATAATCTGCGACCGCCATTTGGTCGTATCGTGGTCGAACTGTACCCGCAAAAAGACGCGGCGCGGACTAAACCCGTCACGCGCGTCGCGCGCTGCATAAAGATAGGCCTCAATTGCGTTGACGTTCTCTTTGACCGCCCCGGCGTTTGCGCCTGTGATCAGAAGATTGATCGACTCGGTAGTCGACCGCCAGGTCGACGGGGATTGCACGTCCCCGTCGCCTATGCGTTCGGCTTGCGCCATGCTCATTTCTGGGGTAGACAGGGGCATGTCGAGCGCGAGAATCGGACTGGCGTTCAACGCAAGGGCCGACAACTCGACCCCGTATTCTTCTAAGACAAGCTCAATCGTGACTGCCATTAGACCCCCTTGCGCCGCAGAATGTTGATCACGCGATAGGCCAGGGCTTCGGCTTCTTCAGGCCCGCTACCTGTCGCATTGATCGTAATATGGACTCCCCCCGACGCCGCGCCCGCCATCTGCATACTCTCGCGGTTGCTCCAAACTTGCGACCCGCGTGGCAAGCGCACAAGCTCAGGCCCACGTTCCCCCACCCAGGCCAGCCCCCCTGGCGCGGATCGTGTGCCTGTCGCAAAGCCAGGAATTGAGGGACGCCAAGACAGTAGATTTTCCAGCCAATCGGGGCGCGGCACTTCCGGCCAGCGATACGTTTTCAAGTCGTACAGGTCAGGCCATGACCAGTCCAGCAGGTCAGACAGGTCGGGCCAGCCCCAATTGAGCAAGTCAGACGGTTCCGGCCAACGCCAGCCCAACAGGTCAGCGGGTTCCGGCCAGACCCAGCCGATCATTGTCTCGACCGCCCCCGCAAAGCCTGTGCTTATCCCGGCAAAAATTTCAGCCCCCGACAGGCCCGTCAGCCAATTCCAGAAACGTGTGACAATCGCTTCGGCTTCAGCGACGCCCGCCGCCACGTCGATCCCCATATCGCTCAGGGTATTGACAATGGTATCGCGCAGCGCGCCATAGACTTCTCCGGCCAGCCCGGTCAGGTTAGTCAGCGACGAACGCAGGAATTGATCGAAGCCTGTGTATATCTGTTGCGCCGCTGCCCATGCGCCCTTCCAGTCGCCGTTGATCAGCGCACCGACCAGCTTAAACAGCCCGTCTAGCGTCGACGACAGCAATGTGATCATGGCGACAATTTGATCCAGCGCGAACCCGGCAATGGCAGGTAGACGGTTGAGGATCGACCCGACCGCATTGATGGCAAAGTCGAAGACAACCACCAGGGCCGCGCCCACCGCTTGCGCCGTTTGCCCAATGCGTTCCAGGGCTGGCCCCGCCGCTGTCGCCATTGCTCCAAACTTGGGCCCCAATTCGCTCAACCCTGAAAACGCAGTCGACAGCGAATCACGCAGACGATCTCCGGCTGGGGAAAGAAAATCCGTCAGTTTCCCCCAGGCTTCTTGTGCGCCCGCGCTCATCTCGCGCAGACTCATCCCGAAGCCCATGACCGTCTGGACACTCCCCGGCCCAAAGGCTTCGTCGATAATGGTCGACAAACGCCCTAGCTCAGACAGGTCAACTTTGCCGCCACTGGCGACTTCCCAGATGGCTTGCAGCGACGCCCCCGCGCCCACTGCCGCCTCACCTAGCGACCGCAGCGGCCCCGGCCATTCGCGCACGACCGACAACGCTTCTAACGAAGACCCGCCCGCCGCGCGCAACTCGCCAAACAGCCCCACAAGCTCGTTGACGACTTGACTGGTGACGGTGCGAATCCCGCCGAAATCCAGCGCAAACGCCGCTGCCAACGCTGCCACGCCCACAACCACCGCGCCCAGAGGCGACAGCAAGAATCCTAGCGCAGCCGTGACGCCCGCCAGCACGCCCAGCACAGGCCCCGCCGCTGCCGCGATCCCCGCAATGGTCACCGCCATGCGAATCGCTTCAGGCGACACGTCAGCTAGACTTGTCGTTAAATCCCCCAGGAAGGCCGTAGCGTCGACGATCATGCCCGCCGCGACATCTAGCAAGCCCGAATCAGCAAACGTGATCAGTAGCCCTTCCCAGGCACTTTGCAGGGCTTTGATTGCACCCTGAAAGCCTTCCATCTGAACTGCCGAAATCTCTTCAGCGGTCCCGCCCGCGTTTTGCAATTCGCCTGTGAACTGATTGAGGGCTTCGCTACCCATACTCAACAGCGATATCATGGCGGGACCCGCTTCGATCCCGAAGATCGAAATCATGTCCGTCGTCGTCGCGCCCGCGTCTTCCAGTTGCCGGAAGATGTCGACCAGGGGCAAAAGCTCGCCTTGACTGTCGGTGACTGCGACGCCCAGCCCGTCCAGCGCGCCTTGCACTTCGTTGGTCGGCTTGACCAGGCGCGCCAGTGCGCCGCGCAAGGCTGTCCCGGCTTGTTCGCCTTGAATCCCGGCGTCGCCCATCATGCCAATCGCGGCGGTGACTTCAGCGAAATCTAGCCCTAGCCCCGCAGCAATCGGGCCAGCGTACTTCATGGACGCGCCTAGCATCTCCATATTGACGTTGCTAGACGTCATTGCTTTGACCAGCACATCGTTGACGTAGGCCAGTTGCGACGTCTCCATCGCATACCCCGACAAGATGTTTGAGGTGATATCGGCCGCGCGTCCCAGGTCAATATTCGCAGCCGCCGCCAACTGCAAGACGTTGGGCATTGCCGCCATGATCTCTTGGGCGTCAAAGCCAGCCATGCCCAAGAAGCCCATCGCGTCAGCGGCTTGCGATGCAGAAAACTGCGTGGTGCGGCCTAGCTCCATTGCCTGGGCGCGCATACTGTCAAACGTCGCCCCGGTCGCACCTGTTAACGCCATGACCTGATTCATGCTGGCTTCAAACGCACCTGCCGTTGACAGGATGTTTGAGGTCAGCGCAACCAGGGGCGTTGTGACGCCCGCCGACAAGCCTAGCGCAGCCCCGCCCAAGCTCTGGGCCGCACCATTCAGTCGTTTACTAAAACTGTCTAGATCGCGCGATGCTCCGCTTGTGTCTGCGTCAACACTAACCAGCAATTCTGCCGCTGTGATCGACAAGCCATTTCACCCGCCTTAAAAAACAGGCGCAGGTAGCCCCGCGCCCGCACTCATTTACGTTTCGATATCTGGGTAGTCGCTTCGCTTTCAGCGTATTCCGCGTGCAGCGCGTATTCCATCCAGACTGACGGTTGCTCTAATAGCTCCCAGGGTTGGACGTTCAGGTAACGCGCCGCACGCAGCAAGACATACCAGTCGGGCAATTCGCCAAACTCTCCGTCCGACACCAGGAACCGAACTAGGTGTCGGACTTCCCCGCGTTTGGGCGATTATGCTCCCCAATCGTGTTAGCCATGAGGATGACAAGATCAGGCGGGAACGTCGCCAGGATCACGTCTTCTTCGACAGGCAACGGTTGCCCGTCGTCGCCCAGCACGTCCCAGGTGACAACCAGCGCGCAGAGGCCCCGCACCAGCGACGTCATGACCGCTTTGTTATCGGTCTTGTCAGCCGCTTGCAATTCCATCGCCTGTTGCGTTGACAGGCCGCTAGGCCGATAGGTCACATTGATCTCATGACCTTGATAGTCGATCTTGATCTCCTCGACGCGGTTCTTGATAGCAGATAGTTTAGGCATGGTTTATCTCCGTGATTGGTCTTGCTCAAGGTTCAGGAAAAAACTTAAAGGGACGCCAGACTGTTGATCAGCGCAATGCTAAACGCCTTGCCCCAGGTCGAATCGTGCGCGATGTCGCAGGTCCACTCGACCGCATAGACGCCTTCGTCGTCGCGCAGATCAGAAACGTCGGTGATCTTCAGCGCAGTATCCAGCGTCAACTTGTAGACCGCTGGCCCCGCGCCAATTTGCACCCCGGTGGCTTCGGCGCGCAGGAAAATCGTGCTACCCGCCCGCAGGTTGGTGATATAACTCATCCCCGCGTCATCTGCCGCCACCATCAGTTTCGCTTGTCCTTGCGGTTCACCTTCAACATGCGCCCCAAAGCTGGTCGACCCGTTCATGTACCAGGCGGGCGCATAGCGGCTGCCCAGCGTCCACTCCATGCGCTTGACACGCGTCAGCGCAGAGGCCCCCGCCAGGCCCGCAGCGGTCGCGGCGGTCTTGAAGGTGACTTGCGGCGCGGCAATCGGCACAAGGGCGATCTCGGTGGGCGACTCGGTCAGGGTAATGTCGGTATCCAACGCTTGCCCGATCAGCGACCCGCTAACCTCGACGCCACCGCGCGCAAAGCTCAAGGTCAGGTCAGTAAACAGCGCATAGGCGAAACTATCCGCGCGCTCTGCCGACCCATGCTCGATAGTGAACGTCTTGGGCGTGTCGGCCGCGTCGCTGTCAGACTCGAAGGTCCACAGATAGCCTGTGGTTCCGCTGGTGACAGGCGTAACGGTATCCACAAGCCCCGACAGGATATAGGCCAGATCGTTGTAACAGGCTGGCCCCTCATACGACCCTTCGACCCATTCACGGTTCGGGATTGCGACCGTCGGAAACTTATAGCCGTTCGGTCGAAAGATGTTCACGTCGGGGCGAATCCCCAGACTGAAAGAGGTCCCCAGCAGCCGGGTATCGCCATCGACCGCTGTCCCCGGTGTCGTCTCCGGCCCCAATTGTGTGACCTGAAAAATACTCGCGCGTTCTGCCATCTGTTGTCCTCTCTACTGCACTAATAGGCGATAGTAGCCGCCCAGGTATCGGAATTGACGCGACCCGTCGACTTCGGGCATACGGAACGGTTCTTCGTAGGTACAGGCCAGCACTTGACCATTGCTGGTGACGCCGCTGGCTTTGTGCAGCAACGTCTCGATTCGGGACGCTGCCGCATCCAATGCGCCATAGCTTTCAGTTTCGCCCACCACGCGGATCAGGTAGCGCAGACTGTCGTAGACACGATCCGCATTGGCCGTTTGCCGTGAGACGCCACCCTGATTGGGTAGGCTCATCAGCACGAAGTCATAGACCGCATCTTCAGGTGCGATGTCGCTATACACCGCCGTGACCAGGTTCATCAGCGTGGCGTCGTTGGTCAGTCGGTCATACAGCCATCGATCTGCGTCCCAGATTGAACTCATCGCAGCCCCCTCTCTAGGCTTGACCGCAAATGCTCGATAAACGCAGGTCGAATAGCGTCTGCAGCGGGCACCATGAATGGGCGTGCCGCCAGGTGACGTGTGCCAAATTCCAGGTAAACTGCGTACAGCATATTGGTGTAGACCGCGCCGCTGGTTTCGCCTGTCATGCCCTGCTGGATCGACCCTGAAAGAATCCCGTAGTCAATCGCCGGGGCTTCTCCTGGTGCAGACGCCTGGTGGGTGCGGTCTTTGCGTCGATAAATGCGCCCGCTGCCGCTTGCTGCCATTGCCAGCCGGATATGCGTCTCAATCTCCGCGAGTGCTTCCTCGACCGCCTGGCGCCCGACTCCGGGCAACGCAGCGACAATGCGCGGAAAGTTATTGACCCGCACGCGCACGCCCGTTCTGCCCACTCGCCTAGCCACTGGCGCGTACTCCGTAGACGGTGCGCGCAGTCTCGTAGGTCAGCGGCCCTTCGATGGCGACGACCTCAAACGCTTGCCCATCGACTTCGATCACGTCATGCTCGCGAATGTCAGTCAGCGCAGGAAAGTCGAAGCCCCAGCGCAACGCCGGAACGACCATGCTTCCTTTGACTTCCTCGGCGGTGTTCGCCGTTTCTGCATAGCGACGACAGACAGTCGTCGCTACCGTGTTTAGGCCCAATGTGGCCCCGCCCCCACCGTCGGCGGTGCGCGCCTTGCGCTTGATTGCTGCCGGCGTCAACATGGTCGACTCTTGCAGCGCGCGATGTTGGGCCATCTCTTCAGCGGAAATCATAGACGGTCCATCCATTTGCGAATGATGCCCGCGTACAGGTCGACCTGTCCCGTCCCGTTGTAAAGCTCGGCCATCTTGCGATAGTCCAACGCTTGCATCGCCAGCCGCATTTTGTCGCGGCTCATACAGTAGGCGAAAAAGCCCACGACCTGATTAAAGCGACCCTGGTCAGGGTGGTTGTAGGCGTCAAACATGCTTTGAGGCGACGCATAGCCCACCGTCGCGTAGTGAAAGCCCATGATCTGTCCCGCGCCCATCGCTAGACTCTCATAGGCGGCGTGGGCGTTGATCTTGAGCGCAACCTCGAGCGCGTAATATTCAAGACCTTGATTGCCGTGATAGGTACTCCAGCTGCCATCAGCCAGACGCACCGTATGAAACTCGCCGTTCCATTCCGGCGCACCCACCCGAAACCATTCGTCAAACTGCCATCGCTCGACTCGCTGCCGAAAGATGTGCGGCTCAAAGCGCACGATCATGTCGGGGGCGCGCACAACCCCGCCCGACTCGGCCATGAGGAACGCTTTCGGAAGGCGACGGTCGACGCCGATCACTTTCGCCATTCCCCCCAAGATCACATCCAGGTCAGGAATCATGGGCGTAGCCGGGTAGTCTTGCCCCGCCACCACGTCGCCCGACTTCACAACGGTTCGCACCACAGGAATGTAGGTGCGGTGTTTGGACGGGATATCTTCCACAGGCACGTCAGGCACGTCAGGCGTTTCGACATAGGCCGCGCGCCGCGCCCGCCACCAGGCAGTCATTTCACCGTACGCGCCCAGCAGGTCGAACGACCACCACTCTTTGGCCTGGTAGTCGCTCAGGTAAGGCAAAATCACCTCGACCCGATCATCGGCGTGGTCGAAGTAATAATCAAACTGTGCGACATACTGTTGCGGGGTAATATTGCCGACCCAGCCGCGCGCCCGATGTTTCTCCGTCTCCCAACGGGCCGCGTCGACGTAGTTGTCGACCCCCGCCTCGCCAATGACAATTCGCACATCCCAGGGGCATTTGTGGTGACGACCTACATACCAGCCCCACCCGTCTTGCGGGCCAGTCCAGTAGTTGTATTCGTGCAATTCCAGGCGATGCCCGCCGCGCTTGATGGCGTGATAGATCGGCTCGTATGGGTCCCAGATCACGCGCTTGTTTTCGTCTAGGTCTGCCGGATGCCCCACGCCCAGACGCATCGCTAGACCCTGCCAACCCAGGTCGGTCAGGGTATCCAGAAATGCGACTTCATGCTTGACAAATGCCACCCGTTGCTCGATCACCCACACAGGCGGCTCATTCATGCCCGACAACCAGAGACGGTCACGCGTCGGGAATGGCAGGTCACGCGCCCGCGCCTGGGCTTCCATCTTTTCGACTTCAGCGATCAGCGCACGCGCCAAGCGCACGCCCGACCCCGCAGGATCGACCATCATGTCTTTGACGACCTGAAAATCGTTGTCGTCAATTCGCCACAGGCGCGGCCAAATTTCATCGCTAGTCAGTTGTGCAGCGTCGACTACATGCTGGACGTCCGGCTCTAGGATGCGAATCGGGCCGTTGATCGCGGCCATGTAGTCGCGATGTTCCCGCTGGTCATGTTTGGGTGCCCAATAGACGCCCAGGCGCGGCTCAATCATTCTTTGCCCGCCTTACGTTGGGTATCGTAGCCCAGGCGATCTTGCGCTTGACGCAACGTCTCGACAATAAAGCCAGGTACAGGCAAGCCAACCTTGACTGCGTTTTCCAGGACTGACATCGCCTCGACCACGATAAAGCTTGTCGCCACAATCTCAGCGGGCGTATATCCCGCCAGCACAGTCGGGAACGAAAACGATGTTTGTAGCGCGTGGGCCGACAAGACTAACAGCCACATAAATGCTTTCTTGCGGATGCCCAACCACCCAATGTGGCTGGAAATCTCGCTGGCTTTTCCTGCCGCTGTCAGCCCCGATACCACGTCTAGCACATTCATGACAACCAACAGACGGTAGGCTTCAGGCGCGCCGATCCACACTGCCAGCACCGCCATTGAAGCCGCCTTCACCCCGTCCCAGAACCGCAAATTGCCTCACCTAGCTTTCGCTCAAATCGTCCGTTTCGTAGTAGGTAGCGGGGCGGTGCGGGTCATTGGCATACGTCACCGTTGTGACCCCGACATAGCCGCCGCTGGCGTACCCCCGCCGCGCCGCCTCTGATTCAGCGCGCAGCAAGCCCGCTTGGGCGTCCGTATGAATTTGCGCCCGCTTGAACGTCGCATTGTTCGCGGTAAACTCGTAGCTCCCCGCGCTCTTTGCCACTGCGACACGCCACGCCTCGATCCGCGCCAACGCCCGCAGCTTGCCGATGTCGGTTGCATCCGTCACCGCGTCGGCCCCGTACGCCAGCAAGGTTTCGTTGACTGCTTCGCTCATGTCGTCAGCCACGATTCCCAGGATCGCCCCCAGATTGCCCACAGCGTCCAGCATGAACGTTTTTAGGGTTGCGTCGCTATATGCAGTAGGCAAAGTCATTTACGCGTCGCCTTGCCCTTCCTGTGCCATTTGCGGCACATCCGCGTCATCCAGCCCCAGCGCGTGCAAAATCGCCTTGCGACTTGTCTTGGAAATCTCGACACGTCCCAGCAAATCCAGCACGCCTTGATTGACCTTGTCGGTCACGCTTTCCTCTGCGACCGATACCAGCTTTTCGTCAAGCTCGACCAGGAACGCGGCCAGCGACTCCATCTGGTACAGCCGTTGGATCTCTGCGTCGCGATGTGCGATTGCCGCCAGGTCAAGACCCGCGCCAACCAAGCCGAATTTTCCGGCAAGGCTGGCAGCGGCGTCTTGTAGGCGGGACAATGCGACCTGTTCACGCGCAGCTTTGTGACGGTGATGCATGGTCCCGCCTTTCCTAGCTCATGGGTGCGGCGTAGCCGCTGGGTACTGCATACGTCCCGTTGCCGATCCGTTGCACGACAGCCCCGACGCGGTTCCAGGCTCCGAACCCGGCATAGCGGGTGTATTGCGCTTCCCAGAAAGGGAAGTCATCGCGCTCGGCACGCGCCCCGAAGCCTTGCAGCGAGGCTTCAGGCTCTTCGCGCATCGCCACCGGACGTTCCCCGCCCGTAGTCGTCGCAACGATGTAGCCCGAAGGCAGCGCGCGCCACTCGAAGACCCACAACTTGGCGTCGTGGTAGCCCAGGAAATCGCCGGGAACATTCGACAGGCCAGGCTGGGCGATCAGCTCGGTGATTGCCGAACCGACCCGCAGACGCGGATCGTTTTCAGGCACAAACGAAGCCAACGCCTGGGTAGCCGACTTGAGGTTGGTGGGGACGAAGACGATCACGTCGCCATCGTTTTCAGGATGCTCGACCAATTCCTCGTAGATCGCCGGGAAGGGATCGGCCGCATCCGCGATAGCGTCAGCCGTCGCCAGGTAGTGGGTATCGGTCGCGCCCACATCCGCGCCCGCCTGGATCAGATACTCAACCGTGTCGCTATTCGCCAGGCCCTTGATCGCCAAGTCGCCATGTTCCTCGTCGTCGAACGTCCAGCCGACGTTGTCAAACAGCGCAGCGAAAATGTGGTCGCGCATCCAGCGACGGTCGGCGGTCAAGATGGTCGACAAGACCGTGTTGACTTCAGCCACCGTCATCTTGGCTCGCGCGCGGAAGTTTGCGCCCCACGCGCCGCCCGCCGACTGAATGGGAAAGCCCAGGTCGTAATGACCTGCCAGCGAGATAGGCCGCGCGCGCCCGTTGTCGTCCAACGGTTGCAGACGGGCCGCAGCCGCACTGCGATAACGGGTCTTGAAGTCAGTGGTGCGCGTGACAAACAGACTGGTCACCGCGTCCATCTGGCGGTTATGTTCTGCCAAAGTCGCTTGAGTTGCCGCGTTGACCAGGTCGACGCCCACGGTTTCCACGCGGTCATTGAACGCAGTCAGCAGGTCTAGAAATCCGAACAAAGGTGCAGTTGCCATTAAATATCACCCCCTTTCAGTGGCTTAGAGATTGACCAACAGAAGCTTTTGCGGGCTATCGCCCAGCAATTGCGAAAAGACCGGAATGACACGCCCGACCACCGTCGAAACGGTTCCCGCAGCGGTGTCGAGACGCCCGTCGGTATCCGACAGGTAGACAGCCGCGTCATAGGCCAGGCTCGACAGGTTGAACCCGTCCAGCACGCCGCGCCGCACTGCCGTGACCGGTAGCCCCGCCGCGACGGTCTTGGTCGCGACGCCATAGATCCGCGCCTCGCCCGCCGCCGACCCGTTGGCCCCGGTAAATTTGCCTGTCGAGGTATCGACGCGCACCGCTTGGCCCGCCGTGATCGCCTCGCCAGCCGGAAGGGTCATCTGTTCCAGCGACTCGACAATGCGAGCGCGGTCAGCCGTGACCAGATTGATTACTGCCACTTACAGCCTCCTTTTGTCCCTAGAAGGAACGCGCATAGTTGCGCGCCATTTGCTTGCGCGCTTCGTCTTCCTTGACTTGACTCTTACCGTCGCCGCCTTTGCCACCTGCCGGGGGCGTACCGGGAACGCTTTTTGTGCCGCCAAAAGCCTCTGCGTTGCGGGCCAGGTAATCCAGTTGGTCCGCAGGATCGCGGTCTTCCAGCAATTCACGAACCGCGTCGGGAACGTTCTTTAACAGCGCAGCGACTTGCACGCCGATCACTTGCTTGTAGCGATCCAGTTGTGCGCCCACCGTCTCTTGCTCGGTCTGGTTGCGCTCGACTTGCGCTTCAAGCTCTTTGACCTTGCTGTCCAGCTTTTCCGACAACGCCTTAAATTCCTGGGCGTCGGCAAGCTTTTTGGCTTCGTCTTTCTCGCGTTCGGCTTTGATCTTGCGATCCGACGCTTCGCGCTCGCGCTTCAGCCGCGCCTCGATAATCCCGTCAATCTCGGCTTGGGTCATGAAACGCCCGTCTTGCTTCGTGGGCTTTTCCTGTCCGTCAGCCGTACTGTCAGTTTCGCCGCCAGCGTCACCAGCGGCCCCGTCAGCGTCTTTTCCCCCCACCCCCTCGTCACCCTCTGCCTTTGCGTAGAAACGCGTGACAGGTAGGCGAAATTTCAATTGCAGGTTGCGGAACTTCATGCGACTCCCCCTTGCGGTTTTCCAGACGTTGCGGGCCGTCTGTGCGCCCGTCCCAGGTCAAGCCTCCTGGTCGGCTCATTGCCCGCCCCAAAAAAAATAGGCGCACAGCAAGTCTGAATTGATCCAGACTTGCCATGCGCCTATGCCATCTCGCAGGATAGAACCCCGACGAAACAACGCGCCTAGCGGGCTTGTTTTGCCACCTCGCGCAAATCCACCTGGCGACTCTTGCCCCGATGCACCACGACCGCAATCAAACGGTTCAGGTCAATCTCGAACATGAATCGCCCCGTATCGGGGTGGTGGACTCTGACGAACTCGGTGTTAGGCCCTATTGTATCACATGTATTGCCAATGTAAGAAATCTGTGATGCTATTGTATTGACATCTCCCCGATTGGACGCGCGCGCAGCGTCGGCCCCCAGGTCGGATTCTCCACCCGTTGCGGAATGTCGCTCAATCGAATTTGCCCCATCTGCCATGCGTCGCGCCTTGCCTTTCCTAAAATTGCAATTTGCCGCGCCTCGTTTTGTTGCGCCAGCCACGTCTCGCCGCGTGTCCACTCGTTCGGCCCCCGGCGCACCAGCACCGGAATCGGAAGACAGCGACCCTGCGGATGTTCGGGCATTTCATCGGCCAATGCGTAGACTGTCCCCTCGTCCAGCAAACAGGCCGCACAGACGCGGCTGTCATGCGCCGCGACGCGTTGAAAGCCCTCGACTTGACTTGAACTGCGATACTGCGTCAGCGATGCTTCACGGTAGACGCGCATACTCTCAGACCGCGCGATCAGCAGGGAACGATTCAGCCCCATATTGGTTGCCGCGCGCAGCGCACGCGCCACCTGTTGCGCGCCTTGCCCTAGCGCGATGCCGTTGACCAGGCTCTGGGTCATGCGCTCGGCCACATCGGGCCAGACGTCGTTAAACAGCGCAGTCAGCGGCGATCCGTCCCCGGCGATGCCCGCCGTAAAACGCACAGCCTCAACCGGAATCCGGTCGAAAGTCAACGCCACGCCGCGCCCCGCCTCTTGCATCAGCCCCAGCCCGTAGTCGACGCCCAGCCGCGCAAACAGGCTTTGATTGTTGGCGACTAGATCACCTGCAAATGCTTCGTAGCGTTGAAACTCCTGGTAGGCTTGCGTCATCAGGCGTTGATAGCGGGCCAGCCGCATAATCCGATCTGGGTTGCGTAGCCCCAGCCGGGTAACTTCCTCACTCAGCGCAGCGATGTCCCCATCTAGGCGATCCATGACCCCCAGCCAGCGGCGCGCCATAGTCTCCATTGCCTGTTGCTCCTGGGCCAGCAACGCGGCCTTGAAACGATAGGCTGTCTCGGCAATGATCGACGTCATGCGCCATCAGCCTCATCGCTTTGTGCGTCGGTCAAGTCGTTTGCGCCCCCATTCCCCTCCTGGTCTATCTGACGTTGCACACGCGCCATCATGGTCGTCGCCAGGTCTGCACTGCGCGCACGTTCTGACGCCAGCGCGCCCCCTAACTCGCTTATTTGTTCCTCTGACCAGCCCGACACTTTAGTCGCCACCTCGACCGGAACGCCCCCGTCCACATAAAGCTTGACCGTTTGCGCCACTTCGTATTCGTCGACCGGGATCGGTTCGCGTTCGGCGATACTATGCTCGAAGTCGCCCCCCTGATAGCTGCCCAGCGCACGCGGGAATATGCCCGCCGCGACGCCCATTGTCAGGCAAATCTTCTGGGCGCGCACCAGGGCATTTTCCAGGTTGGCGCGCGCTTCCAGTAGGCGATCCAGCGCGTCGCTCAACAGCAATTTCACCGCCCGCCCAGACACTTGCCCCATGTTGCGAATGTCGTAATAGGCCAACTCCGGCAAGTCTGCCTTGACTTCGCTCATCTGGTCGCGCAAGACTTCCAGCGCAGCCATGTAATTGATGTTCGGAACCAGCGACTCGATGGTCGACGCCCCCGGCAATTCCAGCATCGTATCGTCCGCGAACTCGACCAGCCCCCCATTGGCATTGCCCCCAATCTTGGGCGCGGGCATGGGGCGTCCAGTGGCGTCGATAGCGTTGGCGCGCAACGCCCATAGCGCGCGGTTGTGGCGAAATAGCATCTGCGATAGCCGCGTCGCTTGCCGATTGGCTTCGTCGATCTTGTCGACCTGGGCCGTAAACGCCCCCAATCCCCGTTCTTCTCCGATGGCGCGGAACGGTTGCCAGACAATCGGAATAAAGTCGATCCCGTAGCTCGACAGGGTTGCAGTCGTCTTGGGCGTGCCAAGCTGGTTGATGGGCGTCTCCGGCGTGCCTTCATGCTCCCAGATGCGATGCTGGACGCGATCCCAGACTTCGGTCCAGTAATAGGCCGACGCCCCCGCCCCCTTGGGTGTGGTCATGGGAATGTCAATGCGGATAGATTGCAGGTAGCCGCGCCGATCTGCCTCGAACGTCGTCACATGCGCCGGGTTGATATTCTCCATGTGAACGCGTGTCGCCCGTCGCCCTTCGTCGCCATCAGTCGCACAGCGAATGAAGGTATCGCCCAGGTTCGCGGCCCAGCGCGCGGCTGTCTGCTTTTCCATGCCCCAATTGCTCCACGCCCAAATGCGCTTGATCGGCTCAAGAATCGCGGGGCTTTCTGTCTCAATCGGCAACGCGCGCGGAAGCGGCCCCGGCCAGGTCTTTGCTGCATAAAACTCGACAGTACGAAAGGCTGGGTTGCGTAGTGATTGCGTATCCACCGACCTGCCGCGCTGCCGTTCGATGGCAAGCCGGATCACGTCATACAGGCCATTGTTGAGATAGTAGGCCCGCAGAAACGCATACTGGTCGCGCCAGGGGGCGACTTCCTCACGGTGCATCAGACGCAGCTTGACCGCGTTCCAGTAACCCGGCACACTCTCAAATTGACTCGGAATGATCATGGTCTTGCCCCTCTCCCTCTCTTGCCCGCCAGCCAGCGGAAATGTAGTTTTCCAGGTACAGAATCAGTTGATCCAGCGCGTCTGTCTGGTCGTCAAAGGTGACGTCAGGGAACGCGTATAGCTCATGCTCAAAGTCGTGCATCCATTCCAGGCGGGCGTCAGGATGGGGTAGCAGGACACTGTTACGCTTGCACCACACAGCGGCTTGGCGCGCCCGCTGCACTTTGTCAGTGGTCGGGCGAAACGTCTGCAAGATCGCGGCCAGCCAGTCGGGGGCGGTCCGCAAAAGGGTCTGGTAGGCCGACGTCCCCGACGCCTTGTCTTCGATCAGCACGCCGCTTAACTTCCCGTCATAATTCCAACGCGATGCCATTGTTGCAATCGCGTCAGGCAAGTCAGGAAACTGCAAGCGATCCCGCCACACATCCACAATCAACAGGCGATAGTCAGACGTCAATTCAGCCACGACGCACGCGGAATAGTCGTTACCGTCACCGTCTTTCAGCGCAGTATCCCAACTGCACCAGCGCGCAACCACGTCGGCGCGCAAGACTTTCGCATCGAAGCGAAAGCGGTTTTTGCCCCGCCACCATTCAGGTTGAAACGCCTTGCGGCTGGGGTCGGTGATCCATTCGCCGCGCAACAGTTGTGCCTGGGTCACTTCGTCAAGCTCGGACAAAGATTCCTCGTATTGCTCGGCGTCGATGTAAGGGTTGTCGCGCAGCCCCGACGGGATAAATAGCCGCTTGCCGGAACGGGCGTTGTCGACCTGGCCCGCGATAAATCGCTCGAAGACCCACGCGTGCCCTTCCCCACCAGGGTTGCTGCCCGCGCGCACGCGCAACGGAACGGGAATGTCTTTCGTCTTACGCAAGCGCGAAAAAAGGTACAGGTAGGGCGACAGCGGAAACTGGGTCAATTCGTCCCAGCCGACATATTGAAATTCAGACCCCTGGTAACGGTACTTGTGCTTTTCGTTTTCCAGGTAACCAAACGTCAACGTCGCACTACTCGGAAAGCTCCAGGTTTTTGTCCCCGCGTTCCAGTGCGCGGCGGTCGGTTGCAGCCACTCTGCGGCCCGATCCATCAGCGCACCCGGCAAAGCAAGATCAGAATAGGTGCGCCGCAGCAGCAGCCCCGAATAGCCCGGTACGTCGGCGTATTGCAGCGCAGCCATCAGCAAGGCGTCAGACTTACCTCCGCCAACTTGACCGCCGAACAGCACTTCCAGGTAATCGTTGACTGCCCAGGAAAGAAAGGCTTGCTGGCGTGCGGTGGGGGCGTGGGCAATGTATTCACTCATGTGAATCTTGGTGACCGCCGGGCGCGCAAATCCTTGCATGGGACTACTGACCAGCAAAGCCGCGCACCCCCACATCGGCCAAGATGTCGTTGACTGTCTCGCTTTCGTCGGGCGTCAACTCCATATAGGCCAGCCGCAGCTTCCCGGCATTGTTGATCTCGATTGCGCCCCCATCCTTCCCACTAATCTCGCTTTGACTCTTGACGGGCGCATACAGTCCGAGAATCTTGCACCGCTGGGTAATGCACCACTGGACCCCGTCCAGGTAGCGGGTATCGCCCAGCAGGTCGTTCACTTCCTCAAATTCTTCGGCGTAGCGTTCTGTCTCCATTTGGTCGTCGCCCGCGACCTGGTTCTTGCCCCGACGTGGACGGGATCGCGCAGTCTTGAGACTGCGACGTTTGGTCTGTTGCTCGCGACTGCGTTCCCACTCTGACCAGTAGGCGACTTCCATTTCGTCAATCCGCGCCAACTCTTTGCCTGCAGCGGCGTCGATATCGACCAGCGCGCTTTTGCGCCAAAGCTCCCGCAGCGACCGCACGTCATAGCTAACCTGTTGCTGGGTGACGCCTAGCTTTTCGGCAATCTGCGACTGACGTTCCCCGCGCAGATACATGGCCGCGACCTGGGCCAGGTGGTTGTCTCGTTCAAAGCGACGCTTTTTCTCTTTTCCACTCACACAAACTCCTTTGCGACAAATAAGGCGGGCCAGGTCTAGTCGTCGGTTGCCTCATATTGTTTCTTGAGCAATATCTGATTCTTCGTCAGCCACGCCCGCTTGTATTCGGCGTCAGCAAATAGCTTTGAGAAACCAGTCACATGCTTCAAGCGCAGCAATTCCTCTGGCTCCATACCCAACTCATTGCAGATGTCGGCGTCGGCCCAGCCGTTGCTTAACATCTCGAAGACCATGTTCGACATCCCCGCAACGGAATGTTTGCCGCGCGCGCGGTTGTGCCGCACTGTCGACGCCATGCGATCATTCACGTCTTTGTCGATCACCACGACAGGCAACATGCCCCCGCACCGTTCGCGAATGTCGGCGTTCAGGCGCATAATCGAATAGCGATGGAACCCGTCGACAATGACATATTCATCGTTGTCGGCGTCGTAGATCGTCACCACAGGTTGGGTATAGCCATCATGGTCGATAGACGTGTACAGCAAGCGCATTTCGGTCTTGGCGACACTGTTGGGGTTGTAGTCGTTGGCGCGCACTTTCTCAATCGGCACCCAGCGCACATGGTCAATGGGCTGGGTAGCAAAGGGCGACAGGTCGAAAAGCTTCGCGCGCAAGTCGGCTAGGGCCGCTGCCTTGTCCTCTGCCTGGTTCACGTAGTCAGTTATCAGGTCATGAATGTTCATGGTTATCGCCCCACTCGATTGCGTACCGAAACCTCGAAGTTACGCAGCTTAGTAAACTCAAAATCGTTGGCCAGGATGGTATTGATCTGGGTGCGGTACATCTGGTCGACGTTTCGCAGATCGTATTTGCCCGCACTGTGCATATTGTCCATCGCCAGGAAACGCCGCACATAACGTTTCCGCATAGCCGGGTCGGTGATCAGATGCTCCAACAGGTAGTCGCGATACTCGCGCCAGTCGGCAAACATAAAGGGCAAGTCTTGCCCCACATAGAAGTCGTCGAAGCCCAGCTTCCCTGCCGTACTGATACCCCGAATCCGGCGCGTGATCCGATTCCAGGTGTCGGCTTCGATCTCTTGCAGATAAAACAGCTTGTCAAGCGCAGTTTCGTGATGCGCGTTTCCAACGTGCATCACGTGGACGGGAATCCCGTACTGATACATGTAGTCGTAGATACGACAATAGGGCCAGCCGTTGTCGTGGATGGCTTTCCAGACGTCGGTGTAGCTCCAATCGTAGATGGGATAGAAGTCGTAATGGTGACGCTTACGATCCCGTTGCTGGCCCCAAGTGACAGACTTGTAGGTCGGGTAAGTTGTCAGCCCCAGCAAGCGGTTTGGGCTTTCCTCGCAGCGCACCCCCGCAATGTTGATCGCCGGGGCGTCGGGGTATTCCGTCGCCAGGTAGCGA